AACCTCTCTTTTCCCGAGCAGATCCAGCGGTTCTTCCCTCCGGTGTAGGAACGCATCAGCCGATGACCGCACTTTGCACAGAACAGTTGATGCCGATATGGGAGTGTGTCGAGCAAGGGCTTCTCCTCCGGTTCCGGCTTGGGATTCTGCCGGACGCCAAGCGCCTGCTGTGCTTTCTCCCAGAGTTCATTCGTCACGATCGGCGGATGATTCTCTGCGTAGTAGATCTTGGCGTGCTCTCCAGTGTTCTTTCTCTCCTTCCGGTGTTCATCCGAGTAGTGTTTGAACTGTACGAAGTCACCTTTGTATTCCTCGTTCGTGAGAATTCTCGTCACCGTGGTACGGTAGAACTTGGCTCCCCGCTTTGTCGTCACGCCCTCACTGTTCAGGTAGTTTGTGATCTGCCCTACTGTGAATCCATCCGCCGCCATCTCGAAGATTTCCAGCACGCGGCCTGCGTTCTCATCCGGAACGATCTCCCCGTCTGCATTCTTCGTATATCCGAAAACCCGCTGGATCTGCTGGATGGCTTCCTGCTTTTCTACCTTCCGTTTGATCGTCATCTTCGTACCGAGGCGGTTGGATTCGCTCTCGGCCTGTCCGAATGCAGCAAACAGTGTCATGAGCAGCTCTCCGCCTTCCCCGAGGGTGTTGATCTGCTGCAGCTCGAAGAATACACCGATGCCCCGGCTCTTCAGGAGCCTTGTGGCATCGAGCACCGTGGCTGTGTTCCGTGCAAAGCGGGTGATGGACTTCGTGATGATCAGCTCGAACTTCCCGTCTTTCGATTCGTCAAGCATCCGCTGGAACCCGGGCCTTGCTTCCTTGAATCCTGAGATACCAAAGTCGTAATAGATCTCGACGAGCTCATAGCGTCCGTCTTCTCCGATTGTCTCCCGGTAATGCCGGATCTGGTTCTCAAGGGAATATTCCTGATCCTCGTGCTTGCTCGATACCCGGCAATACACCGCTGCCCGGATCCTGTGATCCTTTGGCTTCTCGATATGAGGAAGAAGGATCACATGACTGTCGGCATCAACCGAGGACAATGAAATCTGACTTGTTGTCACGCTCTTTCTCCTCCTTCTTTTTCTGCTTGGCAAGCGCCGCTGCTCTCTGCTCTGGTGTCCGGAAAGAACTGTCACCGGAAAGGCGCTCGAGCAGGATGCGCCTCGTTGCCGTATGCTTTTTCCCGGAAAGTCCCATGCTGTTCATCCAACTGCGGAAGGTGTACTTTTCGTTCTCCACTTCCGGTGCATCACCCTTCAGCCATTTGGAATGCAGGCAAGCGGCAGTGATCGTCTCTGCGAAATCACGGAATGCCTCTTTCTCCTCTTCAGAACGCCCATCCGGGAATCCGGTGAAGACTACCTTTTCCTTCAGGAATGTGATGCCCTTCAGAGCTTTATCTCCTCCGCAGGCGATGAATGCTTCATTGAATTCGAAAAGGTCCTCCGGAGGATTGTCCTTCAGCACCCGTACCAGCGCTGCCGCTACATAGAAGGCATTCGGCTTGCCTATCGCCTTGTTGATAAGCGAGCCCCTTGCCGCGAATGTGTTTACAAGGTTCACTCTTGTCAGGGCATCCCCGCCAATGTCAAATCCCATCCCGGAGGAGCTGTCGTCCTTCGCGACGTATCCAAGCTCCTGCATCTTCTGGATCAGCGCTGGACTCGCTTTGTCATCATCTACCCGGATGCTGGCGTTCCGGAGAACTGTGTACGGTCCGACACTGTAGTTGAAAGTCGGAGCACCGGCATATTCGACGGGCTGTTTTATCTCATTTTTCAAAAGCTGCACCAGTGCAGCCCTGTCTGTGATAGTTGTCGTTATCTCCATGATTGCCTCCTTTCGGTAGTCTATAGATCACTCTGAAGTGCAATAGTATCAAGTCATTTTTGGTCCTCTCTTCCTTATTTATATAGTGCATCACCCGGGGCTCAGCCCTTCCCGAAGTAGTCGAGGACATAGTGCTCATGGCAGCAATACTTCCGGTTCCTGTTGCCGTAGACCTCGAAGGTCTTCCCGCAGTACGGGCACACCTTGACGTAGATCGCAGAGGGCTTTTTCTTCTGCTCATCCCGGTGCAGCTTCCAGTACTTTCTGCGGCATGCCTCGCAGCAGAAACGCTTTCGTCTGCCCGGGTGGTGCTCATCCTGTGTGATGGGCTTTCCACAGAAAGCGCAGGCTTCCCTGTGCTCGATCTTCGTGAGCACGCCTTCCAAGACAGGCGCATCGTCGCACGGCAGGTCCTTGCAACGGTACCGGACAGCCTCCGTATTGAGGCCTGTGTAATCCGAGATTTTCCGGTAACTCATACCGTTTGTTCTGAGCAGGACTGCCTGCTCCAATTCTTCATCTGATATCTTTCTTGCCATATCCGTTCTCCTTTTGCGCTGAGGTTGTCGATATAGAAATCCCTTCACTACTCACAGGACAGTTCCCGCAAGGTTGAGCAAAGGAATCTTTGCTTTCACCTATCAGCGGACACTTCCCGGGCGTTTTTGTGACGGGACGTGAAATTTTCCTGCAGGTATATGCGGACCATTCACACGCGATTTTGAACGGTCCATGAGAATTTCTTCCTCGCATATGTATGCGGACCATTCGAGGGCAAATCGGAAATGGCCCGAGGGATTTTTTCATCCCGTCACATATAAACGGAACTTTCAGAAGGAAATCGGAAATGGAATGAGAAAAATTGCTGCCGAAACGGCGGCAGAAAGTGATTGAACGATTGAAGTTAGACGTGTAAGGTTAAATCAGAAATTCAAATCAGAAGTTATTGAATTGAAAGGATAGAGAAATCTACATGTCGGAAATTATCATACGAGAAAATCTGGCGGCGGATGCAGAACAGGCATTAGCCTACATGCATCAGATTGGTGCTGAATCGGACAATCTGACGTTTGGAGAAGAAGGACTGTCGATTACGATTGAATCGGAAAGGGAGTATCTTCAGTCCGTTCACCAGGATTCGCATTCTGTTTCGATTGGCGCATTTGATGGGAAAAGTATGATCGGAAACGGGAGCCTTTCCGGAATGTCACGTAGAATGAGTCATCTGGCGGAGCTCGGTCTTTCGGTGCGGAAAGCATACTGGAATCAGGGAATAGGGGGCCGTTTGCTGGAGACACTGGTCATGTATGCCAGAGAAAACGGAATTGAACTGATTTATCTTGACGTCAGAAGTGACAATGCTTCTGCGATACATTTGTATCAAAAATATGGCTTCAAAAAGACTGGAAGTTATCCAGCATATTTCAAAATCGGTGATAAATACTATGACTTTGATTTGATGGTGTTGGATCTTCGATAGATGGCAGAACGGGAAGAACCGTGATACAACTTCCAGCTTATCGAAATAAAATAACGGCCAGCAGGCAGCTCACAAGAGTTACCCACTGGCCGTATTTCTTACTTCACTCTGATCTTCCATCCCACCTGGATCTGATTCACATTTCTGATCAGGGCTGAATTCAGCTTCTGGATTGCCGCCACGGACGTGCCATACTTCCGGGCGATGGCAGACAGCGTATCTCCGCTTCGTACCGTGTAGTAGGTCGCCGCTGACGCTCCGAGCAGCTCGTTCACCTTTGCCTGCACGGCTGCGTAGTCATAGCCAGCAGTCGTGATGCGGTTCTTCCGATCATCACCATTGCCCCACTTCCCGGCCAGTACCTCCCGCGCCAGTTCATCCACCGACTTACGCGGTTGAACCGGAGTGGCCTCCTGCGCACTGCCCTGCTTGGTGTATCCGTTGAATCCACCATTCTTGATAATGGCCGGATAGTCCTGATAGGCGATATCCATATCCACATTTCCGGCAATTCCGTCCACTCTCCCGGAAGACGAGTACTGCCAGATTCCGTATGCCCCGCCATAGGTACATCTCGAAGCATACTGTGCTACCCAATGCATGAATGGAGTGAGCTTCGAATCATCCAGCCGGTCACGGAATCCGGAATAGGTGGAACTGTAGATACCTGCAAAGTATCCAGCGGCTTCCAGCGCTCTGCAGAAAGCAATCGTCGCTTCTGTAGCACCAGCCTTTGCGGATGCAGGCGTAGCCTCGACATCGATAAACACCGGGTACTCGAACTGCTTGTTCTTCAGCTGATTCAGGAAACGCTGTGCATCAGCCTTCCCCGCTTCCGCAGACGTGCAGGCCGGACCCACGAAATAATACGCACCAACCGCGATGCCGTTCGCCTTGGCATTTCTGTAGTTCTCTTCCCATCTGGGATCTGTATAGAAACCATCGTCCGAGCCGCCTGCCTTGATGATGGCAAACTGGATACCTGCTGCCTTCACCCTTGCCCAGTCGATCTGTCCCTGCCAGCGGCTTACATCAGTTCCTCTGTATTCACTCATGATCTTCTCCTCCTTCATCACAACAAGAAAAGCCCTCCGGGTTGTGATGCCCGAAGAGCCAGAGTTGTCCCATTCACGGAAGGGAGCGCCGGGATATGAGGATCACCTCCTCTCACTGATCATTCTTCGACATCTGCTTGTAGATCTGGTTCACGCCAGTTGCTGCAAGCCCGGATACGATGCCAACTGCCAGCGCGTTGATGACATCCTTTGCCGGGAAGTCCGGCATCAGATACAGACCGGCTACACCGAGCACAGCACCGACGCATCCACAAATCACCGGGATCAGCTCATCCTTTACGGAGCCTGCTGCCTTGCAGCCGATACCGACCAGATATGCAATCACCGTGATTGCCGCCACACTTGCGATTCCAAAGTCCATGTTCACTTCACCTCCTTCTCTTCTACCGTGAGTGGTAGTTCCAGACACTTCCTGTACAGGGATTCTCCAGTCCCATTACCGCCGAGCGCCTTGTATGGCTTATACAGGTACTCGAGATTGCTCCGGTCTTCCGGCGTGCAATAACCCCGGGCAATAAAAAAGCTGCAG